ACGCCGGAGCAGATTGCGCAGATCGACAAGCTGATCGCCCCCGAACTGGCGCAGCCTTGGCTTCCCGTGCCGGGGCCTCAGACGGAAGCCTACAATTCGCCGGCCGATGTGCTGCTGTTCGGCGGCTCGGCTGGTGGTGGCAAGTCGGACGTTCTGCTCGGAACGGCGCTGACGCGGCACCAGAAGGCCGTGATCTATCGCCGGTCCTATGTGGACATCATCTCGGAAGGCGGGCTAGGCCCGCGCCTGGTAACGCTGCTGGGCAGCCGTGACGGGTATCGCGAAAGCCCGGCGCCGATGTGGACTGACGGCAAGCGGTCGATCGAGTTCGGCGCTCTGGAAAAGCCAGGCGCTGAGATGTCGGCGCAGGGACGCGCCAAGGATTTCATCGGGTTTGACGAGGGCGCGCAGCTTTCCGAGGCGAAGGTTCGCTTCGTGATGGGCTGGCTGCGCACAACGGACCCGAAACAGCGTTGCCGGGTGATTATCGCGACCAACCCGCCCACGGGCGCGGAGGGTCAATGGCTGCTGAAATGGTTTGCGCCGTGGCTTGAGCCGGGGTTTGCGAACCCTGCCAAGCCGGGCGAGCTTCGCTGGTGCGTATTCATTGGTGACCGCCTGCAATGGTGCGACGGGCCGGAGCCTATCGAGATCGACGGCGAAACCTATACGCCCCGGTCGCATACGTTCATTCCGTCCAGGCTTCAGGACAACCCGTATCTGCGGGACAGTGGCTATCGCGAGCGGCTTCAGTCGATGCCGGAGCCGCTGCGTAGCCAGTTGCTCAAGGGCGACTTTCTCGCGGGCCGTGAGGACGATCCGTATCAGATCATCCCGTCTGCCTGGGTGGATGAGGCGATGGCCCGCTGGGGCAAGGGGCGCGGCGGTGCGCCTCAGACTGTGATTGGTGTCGACGTCGCGCAGGGCGGGGCGGACAACACAACGCTGGCGCCGCTGTATGGCGACTGGTTCGACAATCTTGTGCTGGTGCCTGGTAAGGGCACGCCGGACGGCCGTGCTGTCGCCGGCCTCGTGACGCAACATCGTCGCGGCAATTCGCTCGTGGTCATGGACTGCACGGGCGGGTGGGGCGGTTCGGCGCGCGAGCATCTGCAACAGCAGGGCGTGAAGGTAGCCGCGTTCGTCGCATCCGCCAAAAGCACGGCGCGCACAAAGCCTCGTGGCGAACTCGGGTTTGTGAACCAAAGGGCGGAAGCGTGGTGGACGCTTCGTGAGGGACTGGACCCGGCGAATATGCCGGAGATCGCACTGCCGCCTGACCCGGCGCTGAAGGTCGAACTGACGGCGCCGACGTGGCGTCTGCGGCGGGATGAAATTCTCGTCGAAAGCAAAGACGAAATTCGCGAGCGCATCGGGCGGTCCACGGACCGGGCGGACGCGATTGTTCAAGCATGGCTGCGTCGCCGGGAAGGCGCGCGGCAGATCATTGCGCCGATTGCCAAGCAAACGATGGCGATAGGCGTGGGAGAGGCGAGCGGATGGTGAAGTTTTGGAAGCTGTTCAAGCGCGCCATGGACGAGCTTTGCTACTACGGCAGCGGCGCGTGGCGCTGCGATATGGACCGCATGATGCTTGATCTTGTCGCGGGCCGAAAGACGCCGCGCGAAGAGCTCATCCTGCATCGTATGGGGCTTGATCGCTAATGGCCGGCCTCTTCTCCAAGCCCAAAGTCATTCAGGCACCCAAGACACCGACGCGCGATGACACCGTCATGTCGCTCATGGATCGGCTGCGCCTCGCGCGCCGGTCGGGCAAGTCGCGCAACATTCTCACGAAGCGCCGCGCCAGCTTCCAGGGCGGCAGCACGTCTGTCGGCGGCGGCTCGCCGGTTGGCGGCACCGGACCCGTGGGCGGCGGCTCTGGCGGCGGTGGCTCGGGTGGTGGAGGCGGTGGTGGAGGCGGCGGCGTAGCCGTCGTCAACTAATGGATAAAATCGCGCAGGATCGTCTCACCCTTCATTCGCAGATGAAGGGCGGACGGTCGACGTGGGAGGTCCACTGGCAGGAAGTCTGCGAGATCATGGACCCGCTTCAGGCGGACTTCTACGGCGAGAAGCCGGAGCCCGGCCAAAAGCGCATGTCGAAGATCTTCGACGCAACATGCGCTCTCGCGCTCGAACGCTTCGCTGCGATCATGCAATCGATCCTGACCCCGCCGGGGCAGGTCTGGCACAAGCTGAAGCCGAAGGGCGGGGAGGTCGAAGCCGGCAGTCCCGTGGCGCGCTGGTTCGATGCGGTCAACGATAAGCTCTATGACCTGCGTTACAGCCCGAAGGCGAACTTCGACAGCCAGCAGCATCAGAACTACCGCGGACTAGGCTCGGTCGGCACTGCGGCGCTCTACATCGACAGCGCGCCCGGCATTCCGCTGCGCTATCGCTCGGTCCACATGTCCGAGATTTATCTCGGCGCCACCTCTGCGGGGCAGGTCGACATCGTTCACCGCGAGTTCGGCATTCCCGCCCGCAACGTGCTTCAGGACTACAGTCGCCCGGACGACTATGTGTGTGAGGCGGTCAAACGCATGGCGCAGAACACGCCGCTTGCGGATGTGCCGCTGCTGCATTGCGTGTTCCCCAATCCGGACGCCAAGCCGGGCAGCATGAACCCCAAGATGCTGCCATGGGCGTCACTGACCATCTGCATGCTGGATGGTTCGATCATTCGCCGGGGCGGCTATCGCACGTTCCCCTACGCGATCTCGCGTTACACGCTGGCGACGAAGGAAATCTATGGCCGCTCGCCCGGCATGATGGCGCTGCCCGACGGCAAGATGCTTCAGGAGATGGCGAAGCACCGCTACCGCCAGGCGCAGTTCGAGCTCGATCCGACGTGGCTCACATCTGACGACGGTGCGCTTGCGGCGTTCCGCGCCGTGCCGGGTGCGATCATCTCGGGCGGTCTGGACGAAAGCCTAAACCCGCGCGTTCGCCCGCTGGACCGCGGCTCGAACTTTGCGGTCGACGCGGCCGTGACGGATCAGGTTCGCTCGGTCGTCAATGACTTCTTCCTCGTCACGCTCTTCCAGATCCTCGTCGACAATCCGGGGCAGATGACTGCCTACGAAGTGATGCAGCGCGCGCAGGAGAAGGGCGCACTCATGGCCCCTGTGATGGGCCGCCAGCAGTCGGAAAACCTTGGGCCGACGCTGGAACGCGAATTCGAGTTGGCATGGTTCGGCGGGCATCTGCCGCCCATGCCGCCTGAACTTGAGCAAACCGGCGGCGAATACGAGATCGAATATCAGAGCCCGCTCGCAACCGCGGCGCGCGCCGAAAAGTCATTGGCCATTCAGCGCACGGTCGCGCAGGTCGCGCCGCTGGCGCAGTTGAAGCCGGAAGTGCTGGACATCTTCGACTTTGACGACATGGCCAAGACGATCGCCATGTCCAACAGCCTCGACAATACGTCGATCAATTCGGGCGAAATCATCGAAGCCCTGCGTGATCAGCGCGCGAAACAGATGGCGATGCAATCGGCTATTGAAGCCGCCAAGCCCGTTGCCGGCGCGGTCAAGGATATTGCGAGCGTGGCGGCGTGAAGCTGCTCACATCGTGGTTGTGGTGGCGCGCCCGGCGCGACGCCTATCGCAGCCTTTGGGAAACCGACCACGGCAAGGTCATCGCCCTCGATATGTATCGCTGGGCGCGTGTCGACGGGGCGCTTTTTGAAAAAGACCCGCGCGTTGAGGCCATGCGTCTCGGCCGGCGCGAAGCCTATCTGCGGTTCAAGAAATTCGCGCGGTTCACAGACGACCAGGTCGCGAAGCTGGATGAACTCGAACGTCTGAAAGGACAATCCAAGTGACGGCAGAAAACGCCGGGGCCGCGGAAGCGACACCCCCGGACAACGTGACCGAAACCAAGACTGAAGTTGCTGCGGCCCCCAATTCGGGGGCCGTTTCATTTTCCGACTACGTCAAGACGCTGCCGGAAGACTTGCAGCAGCACGCGACCAAGAAGGGCTGGAAGGACTACGGCGATGCCATCAAGGCACACGCCGCTGCGGAAAGCCTAATCGGCAACAAGGTCGACCTGCCCAAGCCCGGCGACGATGCCGCGCTCAAGGCGCACATGATCAAGATCGGTGCGCCTGCCGACGGCAAGTATGACCTCGACTACGGCGCCGCGGAAGGTGTGCAGGTCGATGAGGGCCTGAAGGGCGCGTTCGAAGCGTTCCTGAAAGACAACCCGGTCCCGACGCCGATCGCGCAGAACCTCGTGAAGTTCTGGAACGCGGCCGCCAGTCAGGCCGCAGCGGCGGAGGCTGCGCGCATCGGCGGTGAAGGCGAGGCCAAGCAGGCCGCGCTTACCGAGATGCAGAGCGAACTCGGCAAGGAGAAATTTGAGGCGACGATGAATGACGCGGTTCGTGCCGCGCTCGTCTTCGGCCTCCCCGACGACTTCCTCAATCGCTTTGAGGACAAGGTCGGCACCAAGAGCTTCATCGAGGGCTTCGCGCGTATCGGAGCGCACCTCGGGACTGAAGACCAGTTCGTCGATGGGCACGGCCGCCGCGGCCCCCAGGACGCCAAAGACGCGGCGACCATCCTCTACCCCACCGACCCCTTCAAAAAATAGGAGCTTAACCAATGGCCACCATTGGCAGCAGCGCCCTTTCGCTCATCGATTGGGCCAAGCGTTTTGACCCGGAAACGGGCCAGACGTCGGTTATCGCTGAGTTGCTCAGCAACTCGAACGAAGTCCTTCAGGACATGCTCTGGGTGGAAGGCAATCTTCCCACCGGGCACAAGACGACCATCCGCACCGGCCTGCCCGGCGTGACCTGGCGTCTGCTCAACTATGGCGTCCAGCCGACCAAGTCGACGACCGCTCAGGTCACCGACACCTGCGGCATGCTGGAAGCCTACTCCAAGGTCGACCGCTCGCTGGCCGACCTCATGGGGAACACGGCTCAGTTCCGCCTGTCGGAAGCCAAGTCGTTCGTGGAAGCCATGTCGCAGGAGTTCGCGACCACGCTGTTCTACGGCAACGCCTCGCTCGACCCCGAGAAGTTCACCGGCCTTGCGCCGCGCTACTCGACGGTCACCTCGTCCACGCTTGCGCAGAATGCGGAGAACGTGATCGATGCGGGCGGCTCGGGCTCGGACAACACGTCCATGTGGCTGATCGGCTGGGGTGAAAACTCCATCCACGGCATCTTCCCGAAAGGGTCGAAGGCCGGCCTCATGCACGAGGACGTGACGACTGCCGCTCCGGTCACTGACGCGGCCGGCGGGCTCTATCAGGCGTATCAGGACCACTGGAAGTGGGACTGCGGTCTGACGACCCGCGATTGGCGCTATGCGATCCGCATCGCGAACATCGACGTGTCGGATCTGGCCGGCGGCTCGCCCGCGAACCTCGCACGCCTGATGATCCGCGCCATGAACAAGCGTCCGCCCGGCTTCGCCGGTGCGCGGTGGTCGTTCTACGGCAACCGGGCCGTCAAGACGTGGGCGGAAATCCAGCAGGTGGAGAAGTCCAACATGGGCTTCCACGCCATCAATGACGGGCAGGGTCAGAGCTTCGTCGGCTTCCAGGGCGTGCCCTTCAAGCTGTGCGACGCGCTTCTGAACACCGAAGCCCGCGTGACGTAAGGAGTTACATCCATGATCATTGATCGCAACACGCTCGTTTCGAACGCGCAGGCAGTCACGGCGACGGCGGTTTCGACCGACACCATCGACCTCGGCGCCCTGCGTGACATCGGCACGGGAACCAAAATCAGCGCTTTTGTCACTGTCGACGTGGCGGCCACTGCGGCCGGCGCTGCGACCGTGACGTTCGCGGTGATCACCTCGGCCAACGCGGACCTCTCGTCCGCGACCACGCTCTACACCACGTCAGCCATCGGCAAGGCCACCCTTGTCGCTGGCTACAAGGTGTTCGACATCACGATCCCGAGGCAGCTTCTCAGCCGCTATCTCGGCCTGAACTACACCGTGGCAACCGGCCCGCTGACGGCCGGCGCGTTCACGGGTGGCTTCGTGGTCGACATGCAGTCGCAGGCTTACTACGACAGCGGCCTGAACGTCTCGGGCTTCTAAGCCATGGCGGGCAGGCGCTACATCGTGAAGGAGCTCTCCTATCTGCCTGTCGAGCCGGGGGACCTCCCCCGTCTCGTTCAGCCGGGGACGGAGATCATCTTCGACGGCAAGCCGGGGGCAAACCTCCAGCTTGTCGAAAAGGAAAAGAAGGCGGCCTCGGCCTCCTGACTTTTGTGGGGCGGTCTGCGGGCCGCCCCTTTTTCTTTTGAGGATTTGACATGGCGACAATCACGGCCACGCAAGCCGTCTTCGACAACAACCCCGGCCTGCTGGTGACGTGGACGCCTCTCGCGAACGGCGACACCGGCAATGCAATGCAGACCGGCGCATGGCGTGACGCCTCGGTGCAGGTGCAGGGCACCTTCGGCACCGGCGGCTCCGTGACGTTCCAAGGTTCGAACGACGGGACCAACTGGTTCGCGCTCACCGACCCGCAGGGCAACGCCATTACGAAGACGGCAGATGCGCTGGAGCAGATTTCCGAGATCGCACGCTACGTGCGCCCGAACGTAACGGCCGGCGACGGCACGACCGCGCTGACGGTCATCGTGTTTGCAGGGAGGTCGTAATGAGCATTCCTGAAGCCATGGCCGAAATCGGCAAGATGGCGAAGTTCGCGAAGGCGTTTGAAGGCGCCGACGCGGTGCTGAAGGAACTGGCCGGATACGACCAGAACAAGCGCGAACTGCTGGCGGCTGTCGAAAAGCTGAAGGCGGATCAGGCGGGCCTCACGATCGCCGTGGACGCTGCGCGCAAGGAATTTGAGAAGGTCACGGCCGACACGAAAGCCGACGGCAAGAAGCTGGCTGAGGCCGCGAAGGCGAAGGCCGAGAGCGTTGTCAGCGCGGCTGAGGCGAAGGCAGCGGCCATTGTGTCTGACGCTGAGGCGAAAGCGGCAAAGGCGGCTGAAGCTGCGGCGCTGTCTGAAAAGGCGGCGGCTGAGGCTGAGGCCAAGCGGGCGATTGCGGCGTCTGATCTCGACGACCTGACGCAGCGCATTGAAAACGCCAAGGCCAAGCTGCGCGCGCTGGTGGCGTAGGTGCTTCTCCTCACGTCCACAAGCGACCTGATCCGGCTCGTCACATCGAGTGCGGCTGCGATCAAGGTTCATGCGTCCTATGTGGACTTGGACGGCACGACGGTCGCGCCCGGTCGGACAAACACGGCGATCTCTAGCGCGGCGACGACGACGGTTGTGGCATCGCCGGGGTCAGGCGTGCAGCGCAACGTCAAAGCGATCACGATTTTCAACGATGACGCCAGCCTTTCGTGCAGCGTCCAGATCAACCATACGGACGGCACGACGGCGGTTGACCTCTGGGTAGTGAACCTGGTGGCCGGGCAGGGCGTTCAGTATTTTGAGGGCCGGGGATGGGAAGTCCTTGGTGGCAACACGCTCGGCAACGCTGTTGACGTGCAAGTGTTCACGAATAGCGGCACATGGACCAAGCCGACGACGTTCACGCCCAAGGTGGTGATTGTCGAGGCCATTGGCGCTGGCGGCGGGGGTGGTGCTGGCGCGTCGCTTGCCACGGCAGTTGTTGCCAAGGGTGGCGGCGGTGGTGGTGGTGGTGCCTGGGTGCGCGACGTGTTCAACGCTGGCGATCTGGCGTCCACGGAAGCGGTCACGCTTGGCGCTGGTGGCACGGCTGGCGCGCGTGGCGCGGCGGGCGCTGCGGGCGGCGCTGGCGGCATTGGCGGCAATACGACGTTCGGAAGCTGGCTGACGGCGTTCGGTGGCGGCGGGGGTGCCGGTGGCGCGATCTCTGCGGCTGTGACGGGCGGCGGGGGTGGTGCTGGTGCGGGTGCGGCTGGCGCGACTGGCTCAACGTCAGGCGGCGCAGGCGGCGTTCCAACGGCGGCGTCGAACGGCGCGGGCGGGCAAGGCGTGACCGGCACGGTCGCTGTTTCGACCACAGGCAATGCAGAATTTGGCGGGGCGGCGGGCGCGGGAAGCGCCAACCCTCCTGTTGCGAACTCGCGCGGCGGTTCATCGCTTCGTGGCGGTGGCGGCGGTGGGTCTGGCGGGCATCACAGCGCGACGCCTGCGATTGTTGCGGGCGGCGAGGGCGGGCGCTCTGGCTCCTACGTGGTCGGCGGCGGTGGAACGGTCGGCACGGATGGCGCAGCGCCCACGGCTGGCGGCAATGGCGCCGATGCAAACTCCGGTCGCGGTGGCGCAGGCGGAGGCGGTGGCGGCACAACCATCACGGCGTCCACAAACGGCGGCGACGGCGGCAATGGTGGCCTTGGCGGTGGCGGTGGGGGCGGGGGCGGCGTCGGCATGAACCCCGGCCTCGGCGGCAACGGCGGCAACGGCGGCAACGGCTACTGCATCGTTTATACGTGGTGATGCACCGTGGCTAATCCCGGCGCGTTCAGTCCTGAGCTGGTTCCGGTCGCATGGTTCGACCCGGACATGCAGCCGGCCGGATGGTTTACCGATGAATTGATTTTGGACAGCGGTGCGCCTCCCGATCCCGAACCATCTGAAGGCGGCTTGACCCGCCGCTTCTACACACTCCGCAGGGGTAGATAATTGGCATCACAAATCGATGTCATCAACAAGGCCGGCCGCCTTCTGGGCCAGCCTTCGTTGACGGCCCTCACAACGGCGACGAAGTG